AAATAAATCTCGCCGACATGTTTGTTGTTAAAGCCTTGAACCTGATTGGTGTTATTGTTGTTTTGCCTGTTTTTGATGAGCTTTTTTATAATGTTTAAATTTTCATTATCTTGCGGATTGACCCCATCTTTTCTTGCCTCTGCGACAGAATTAGAATAAATCTCCGTTAATTCACTCAGAGGCTTATCCTTATTATCTTGTATCCACTCTCCCATTTTCTTAATATTTATAAATCGCTCCGCTAATTCGGCAGCGTCCGCTCGAGTTTCCAGCGATAGCGCGGTCTTTGCCAAATTTGTAAGCTGTTCTATATTTTTGCTTAAATCTTCAAGTGGCTGGAGATCCCCTAACACTTTCTCTTGATCTACCGCGTCCCCTGTCAAGTCCCTGATAATATCATTTTGAGCAGCAACGGCTTTCGTTAAGACTGCTTTTTCGGCTCGGTCAATTGCAGCAATATCGCTCTCCATGCTGTTCACTTCTGTTTGCGCCTGGTCCTCGGTGAACCCTTTCGCGTAACCCTTGCCCTTTATCCGGTCCTCTTTAAAACGCGCCAGAAAGCCTTTTTTATCGGGTGCATCCTCAAAGGCCTGGCGTAGATCACCTTTGTGGTACGCCAATTTTATGGCATCTATTTTGTTGCTAACAGTGACCGGCGGTATGCCATGATTCGCAGTAAGATTTCTTACACGTTCTATTTCAACTTTAAGGTCGTCCAAAGTGTAATTATCCCGCCCCAAACCACCGGCCTCTCTCACAAGGTTGTCCCAGAGAGTCAAACCGTCTGCTCTAGTCTGCGCTTGCTCAACAGCCAGCCATTTATCCGCATATCGGCTATGCGCTTGATCGCCGTAGCCCTGTAACTGCGTTTGTAAAAGCTCGGCAGAAACCGGATCAATCAGTTTGAAATCAGACGAATACCCCTGGGCAACACCTTGGAGTTCGCCGCGAAGCCATGTTGGTGAATAATTATTGGTTTCTGCATCCACCAAAAGACGGTCAATTTCTTGCTTGGCAGTTAGCTCCAATTTGCCCGCCATCACTTTAGAGGCAGCATTGTAAGCGGCTTTGCCCTCAATCGTGATGGGAATTTTATTGTCATATTGTTGCAGAGTTTGTTGGGCTTGCGTGGCCCCTCGTATTTCACCGCGCCGTCCCTCGATTTCACTTGCCTTGCTAAAAGCAAAACTCTGTACTCGCTCCGCATTGCTCCGGATAGACTGCATTAAGGCCGTGGACTCGCGAACATCGGCGCGGTCCAAATCTTTCGGAATTGCTATCTGAGCATCGAGGCTTGCGCTTCGTTCATATTTTGGGTATCGCCTGGCCATTTATTTAAACCACCCAAGCTGCTGCCCTTGCATCGCGAGGGTTCCGACACTTCCGGCAGCCTGGCTATAGCCCTTATACATAGCGGACTTGCCCGCCTGGCCGTAGATACTCGCTTGCATCTCCCCATGTTTTTGCGTAATCGCAATGTTTTCATGTGTAATCAGGGCATTGTCCAGGTTCATTTGAAAATCCCTGGCTCCGTCTGCATAGGCCTGGTCAGATAGGTTCCCAACCGAACCGGAAAAAGGGTCTAATGCGCCAAGCGTCCTGGCGTTAATGGTCGCCAGGGTTTCACGTTGTCTTTTCAAAACCTCTACGCCCTTTTGCCTATAACCCAATTCCGATTGACGGACTCGAAGCGCCTCACTCCGGCTTTGGGATTGGGCAAGTTGGGCTTGCTGTGCATACATACCTTTTTGCTGGTTCGCGGCGGACATGGACGATGCTGCTGAAACTACGGTTGAAATGACAAGCATTGCTGTAAAGGGATCGGCCATTTTATGTTCCTACACTCAATTTATAATCAAGGCTTAAAAGTTGCATGGCGAGGGGCGCAGATTGCGAAACCGTAATTGCACCCTCATCGCTAAATCCAAGGAGCGGACCTATTTTTTTAACGCCGGTAAATGGTGTGACAGATTGATCGAGAACAGAACTACCCAATTCCCGAAAAGGAACTAATTGGCCGTTAATCGTCATCGATTGCGTATTGTAAACCTCTGCATTTACCTCAAGTATTCGCTTTTTAAACCCTTTTAAATTCCCGCCCTTCAACCCAGGTTCGACCGGCATCGTTTTCAAATTGATGGAATAGGGCAAACCGATTTCATAATTTGACGTTGAGGCGCGGTCAAAGCTCACGGAGCCGGACGCCACCCGTTTGTCGGATTGGACGTTTCCATCAACGATTACGTTTAAAAGGTATTTTTCCAGGTGCGCTGCTGCGCCGGTTGAGCTAGATGAAGCTGAATAAACGGAACTATCGGTGTTTAGGGTTGAGTCGAAAACTTCAACGTAATATTTAGCAGTCGAGCCGCCCGTAAAATTTGTGACAGTCAAGCGGGTTGAATCAGATGTAGCGACTGTCAAATTTCCCGCACCAGGCGTTACCCTGGTAATGGTAACAGTATTCGCCGGCGGATTTGCTGCTGTAAAATTGCTTGAACTTGCATTGATGGCTGTAAAAATATTATCGGCGGTCGCGTCGTTTGACGCATTTTTAAAAAATTTAAAAGCATCCGGCGTACCTGTGCCGCTTCCTTGACAAGTAAAAGTTTCGGATACACCGGCGTCGGTGCTGATTGTAAAAGTCGCTCCAGTTTCAATATTTGCAAAATCAGTAACCCGAACCGTAGCAGTTGCATTTAAAGGAAGATCGCGTTTCACAATGGTGTAAATGGTATCGATATCAACACCGATGGCCAAAAACTCACCATCAGTTGTAAATACGGAGGGAGCAATCACCTTCTGACTTCGTAACAGAGAGTAGACAGCCATTGAGCCACCGGTGCTATTGACGATATACAGCCGGTCCGCCTCTTCCGTCGATGTTGCGCGACGTATAGCCATATCAACGGGAGCTTTTAAAACATGGCTTGAAAGCAATGATATCCCGTTGGTGGTATAAGCCAATTCAACATCCGTAAAAACCATTTCATTGAGTTGTTTGCCCAGGCGTTGAATATAAATCGCACCGCCGTCGAGGGCGCTAACAGGCACACCAGGCTTTATTCCGTTGCGCGTCGCCGTCCTTACAATAAAATTGGCGGGCGTTATCGGCTCGTCCGTCGCCTGGGGGACAAAGAACTCTGCACCGGTTGTAAAAATCTGCAAATCCCGACCAGAGTGCATATCGATAATAGCATTGAGACTTTCGCCCACCGTAATTGTTGCGGACACACTTTGATCGTCCAGCCCTTCACCCAATTCAAAATCAAAAAATGAATTAGCCACCGACCCCCATAGAGTTGTGGGAAGCGATGTTGTCCCCGCCAGCCACAAACGCCCCTCATGGAACGTAATCGCCCCAGGATATCCCTTTGTACCCGACCAGGCTGCCTCATGTCCGGCTTCGATTTCCCAATCGCCATTTGCAATTGCAGAAGTATCGAAAAAATTTACTTCAACAACGGCTTTTAAAACAGTTGCGGAAACGAATTGAACTACCCTGGCACGACCAAATTTATCAATATCATTGATGTATTGGCCGACATTTCCACTCGCAAAAACGCTTGAACTGGCCGTGAGTGTGATATTTCCAGCAGTCCCGCTTGGCGTAACGGTTCCCGCCGGATTGGAAGTTGATATCGCAAATGCGTGTTGAGGTGGATTTTTGAAGGTTATGGTCGAAAGGGTCCATGTCGCATCATTCGCACCCCGCACAAGCTTAATTGTCGCTAGGGTCTGATGCACAAATATGATTGTGTCGGCTGATTGGGCATGGCGGAGCCTGGGAAGCATTGCAGCCGTTATTGCCGTCACAGCCAAATAATCGTTACCAGTGCCGTTGATGTTCGTAATTAGAGTTTGATCTTTGAAAATATAAATTCTGCCGGTCGTAACCGCGAACATATAGGAGTCATCAATATTAAATTCAAACGGAATTAATCGGACGCCGTTCTGCGGTGCAGCAGCAGAAGGTAGTTCCGAAATAAATTTTAATCCGTCGCGCCTCTTCGCACCGCCTTGCGGCAAAATATGAACATTCGTAGCAGTTTCCAGGGCATTATAATATTGCTCCAGGTCAATACGACCGCGAAGTTGCGGATCCAGTTCGCCGGAGCTAAAATTTGTCTGTATTTTGACAACACGGCCCATACATTAGTTCCGGACTGCGGTAATAGGAAAATCCGTAAATTTGGTTTGAACCCGACTCGCGCCATCGATATTCATGGCTGTTCGCATAAAACCCCCGCGATTATTTTCTGAGGGTGTTCCAACGGCCAGGGTTTGAAAATATTGCGCCTTTGTCGTCTGATCAGTCACGGCCTCCGCAATGTGCCAGGCCATCCAATATTTCATCAATTGAACAAAATATGTCGGCCATACATCTTCGGAAGGCCTAAACTGATAGTCGATAAAAACCGTCGTGTGATTGGTAAAAATATCAGATCCGTAGATTTCCCAACCATCGCGGATTGGCCTAGCCCCGCTTGAGTCAGAAATGAAAAATGCTTTGATTCCAGAACCCAAAAGATCAGAGGGAAGCGGGTACTGGTAATCCCACTCATTGACCGGAGTATCTACAGATCGTGCAAGGGCCTGTTTTTTTAAACTGAAGGAAAACGGGTAGGAAAGAAGGACCAAATCCCGAATGTCGTCGAACAACCGGTCACAAACCTGGGCTGCATCAGTCCCTTCGCTAAACGAGGAGAGGGGCGCGGAACCTAACATTATTAGCGAATCAGAACATATTGTTAGTTTTGAATCGCCAGTAGCCATTCCTTATTAACCCTTCTCAATGTATTGTGGCGCAAGAGAGATAACCCCCCTTACGCCACAAAATCTTTAATCAGAATCCGTTGCAGACACGGCAGTTCCATCGCCTATATCAACCACAGAGGACGCGTTACTTACGACCGGATGAATTGAATAGGTTCTGGTTCCGCCGGTGGAAGCGTGGACGAAAATAAAATCACCCACTTCAACCTCATCGGCTACGGCGTTCATATAGCCCGCAGCATCAATTGCCGTTTTTGCATCGGTGCTGGTGTATGACCACAACATCGGCGCGTTACCCTTACGGGATTGACCGCCGATCGGACTCCAACCATCTCTTGAAAATGCCATTTTTAGGCCTCCCTACAGGTTATTTTGACAATGCCGCCAGCAGTAGAATCTTCGATAGCGACTGCCCCCGCGCCAAACATGTTGGTAACGAGCCAACTCGTTTTGGTTGGAACGTAGTTAATTTCAGAACGCTGATTCATTGAAAGCCCCATGCCTACAGCATTCTTGTGAAACGCATAGCAAGACCGGTCGTTAGAGCCATCTTTTGTCAAACCACCTTCTGAACGATCACCTATTACGACCACTTTAAAGCCTAACCAGGTCGATATTTGGCCATCTACCAAGGATTTTACACTAGCGAAGTCGGCAGAAGTTGCAGACGTCTGCGCCAAAAGACTCGACAGATTGTCAGCGTGGATCAACAACACCCGATCACTTGGCGGGACATTGTTTGTATTTAAGACCTTGGCTGCGTGGCGGATCTTACCTGTGTTCAAATTACTCGCAGAACCCGCAGTACCATCCTCGGCAATTGTGTTTGCCACCGTTCCAGGGGTGCAAGCGTCCAGCGCATCTATTACAACCTGGTCCATGCGACGGCCAATAGCCATTGCTGCCGTTTGCACCAATTCAGCCCGGTCATTAAAGTTAACATGGCTTTGGTTGAATATATCGGAAAATTCGCTTGCTGTGTAATCGGTCATTGTCGCCGAAACCTGAGAATAGGTTACGTTCATCGGCACGACTTCCGCCTGGGGTGTTCTGACCGTTGCCACTCCAGAGCCTAGTTTGTTGAATTTTACTATGTTTCCTTCAACCTGTTTTTCGCGGACTAAACCGGCCAAAGCACGTTCAGCCTGGTATTTTTGTTTAACCTCCGCGTCGTACAGAGTGACGAAACTTGAAGAGATTGATAACGCCATTTTTTTATCCCAACGCTAAAAAACATTTTTCGCATCGGTTAGCCTCGCTAAAGAGGGCCCACACTTGCTTCATTGCCAAATTAAATTTAAACCGGCCCACAAAAAAATGGTTATCGGCAAAGCAACTCTAATTTATAACAAAAAATGGCGCGACCTAGTTTTTAGTGGGAAACGCCTCACCATTCATTTCGTAGACCATTCGTTCCACTTTATTCGTGTATCCCATATCCACGCCGTACCTAGGATCCCCCATCATGGATTCAATATCGGAGATTGAAGTTGTTTCAATTTCGGTACTGGCCACACTTGGAATACCTGGCTCATTGTAACTTCGCCGAATTTTGTTGATGGCCGAAACAAATGTCGCGGAATTTGACGCATTGCCGATTGCGGATAGTTCGTCAGGCGTCAGAACGCCGGAACTTCCGAACCTCGTCAACCAGTTATTCGTTGCCTCAATCACTTTTTCAGCGTTGCGCCCAAGTTTACCCATCTCCTCATCCCGACGAAATTTATAGTCGGCCTCAAGTTGCCCCTGGCTTTCCAAGTAAAATTTCGTCAGTCGTTCAACAACGCTCTGGCTCAAACCCTCGTCCTTAGCAATTTCAATAAAATCACCCACCATTTCGTCATCGTCACTTAGCGTTTCAAAATTAGATAAATCGTAATTACCATCTTTCGGAGCTTTATGTTTGCCACTATCCATTTTAGCTCTAAGCTCAACATACGACTTTGCCAGGCCGTCAACATCCACCTGGCCTTTCTTCTCATCCCAAAAATTAGACGGGATATTCTCAGGTCTAGGGGTCTTATCGGCGTCAGCCTCAACAGCAAGTGGTATATCATCAGAATCGGACTCCAGGTGGTTCGGCTCCACATTTTGTTTTGGTGCGTTTTCAGTTTGTTCAACACTTAATAAACTTTGATTTTCATCCTCGCCGGCCTCGCCGGATTGGAGGGTCGCAGTCTCTTCATTCATATTAATTTTCCTTGCTTCGTTTAATCCTTAGTTCAATATCCCGAATGATTGAATTTTGACCTTCCCGCGCAAATCCATGACTAGGATCTTCACCAGGGAACCAGGAAGGTTGTTCAATCGTTTTGCTTCTAAGATGCTTCAAAACTTTGCGGCCAGCCTCAGTATTAAAGGTTTTGAAATACAACCTATCGAGTTCCGGACCGCTCAGTTTATCTTGCGTCAGCGTA